CGCCGAGGTTCCCGTTGCTCTACCGTCTGAGCTACCGCTGCCAGACTCAGGGACCGGATTCGAACCGGTGACCGTTGCGGGGGCCGGCCTCGATCCGGCGTGAGCGGATTATGAGCCCGCCGAGGTGCCATCTCCTCAACCCCGCGAGGTGATTCTACGCCTCCGCCATCGCTTCTTCATCGGCGGGAGTCGAGTCGTCGGACGGCGGGTTGTCCATCTCAGATACGTCGGCTGGGGCCAGATCGCAGGAACACGATGGGTGGCAGGGGGGATCGCCGTTGGGGAAGTCGTCATCCATGCTGATCACGCCGACAGCCTCGTTTTCGATGCACAGGGCGCACGAGTCGGGGTCGGCTAGGAACCGCTGGGCCTCCACGCCGTTCGCTGCCCACTCTGACTGGCTGGCCACCGTCACGGCCCGCGCTGTCTCAGTCTGGGCGATCTGCTCCGCCTTGCTCGGGTCGTCCAGCATGTCCCGGATCGCGTCGGCCACCACGCTCATGGGGTCGCCGTTGTCGATCCCGTCGGCGAGGGCCTGAGCCAGGTCGTCCAAGCGGTTGTCGGCGATGCTCCGAATTGACACGTCGGCGTCCGAGAGCAAGCCCGCCAGCCCACGGGAGCCGTCGTCCGACAGAAGCGCCGCCTGGGCCCGCCAGTTAGTCAGGTCCGGTGTCTCTGAGTCTCCCGCCAGGACCGCCTGAGCGCCCGCCTGGCCAGCCACGTAGGCTTCGGAGCGCAGGTCGACCATCAGCTCTACCCGGCGCGCCTCCGGCGTGACGTTGCTCGCGAGAACCGTCTTTGCGTGCTGGACTTTCGATGGGTCCGGCTTCGTTGCCTTGGCTGTCTGTTCCGAGCCCGCCCGGTCGGCGTAGGCCCGGACCGCTCCGGGGATGTCACGGACCAAGTTGCGGAATGCCGTACGAACCTTCCGGGCGTACTTGGCTGCGACGGCGTCACGGGCCGAGTGCAGCGGGCGCATCCTGGCCCGCTGGGAGGCTAAAGGGTCCTGGGTTACTCCCTTCACTGCGGCAGCCACGGCGAGGCGGAGGGCATCCATATCCAGGCCCGCCCCGAGGTCGTTCAGGATGCCCGAGACCTTCATGAGCGGGCTGGCGAACTCGAACGGTCTCCACGTCCCCAGCCTGGCCCGCTTGGTGGCGAAGGCGAGGAACTTCTTCGCCTCCTCCTCCGCTCCCGGCTGGTTCGGCATCGCCCTAGGAGTGGTAGACGGGGGTTCGGCGCTCGAGGGCGGGGATGGAGTGGTCGGCTTCGAGGGCGGGGTGGGCTGGGTACCGGCCGGCGTCGTGTCCGGCAGGGCGGTCATGAGTCCCCGGAGGGGCTGGATGGTGGCGCCCGCCACGATCATGGGCTCGTTGGCCTCCGGGATGTCGTCGAACAACGGGAGGCCACGCTCGGCACGCCGGTCGTTGACCGTCCAGATCCCGTCCCGCTGCTCCGTGCTGCGGGTCTTGGCTATGGCGTCCTCGTCCTCGTCCTCGATGCCCTCGAACTGGAAGGTGAGGAGCGGGTTCATGCCGACATAGCGGATGGCGAGGTGGTTGTTCCAGCCGGTCATCCACAGCAGGTAGGGACGGATGCCCCGACGGTAGAGCGTGTCCTCCATGGACTCCGAGAAGCCCTTGCCGCCCAGGCCACCTTTGGCTGGCTCGAAGCCGAGCTCGATCGGCGTGAGGTCGAAGTGCATGACGACCAGCTTGAGGAGGAACTCGTCAAAGAGCGGGGTGTACTTCTCGGCGAATTGGGGCATGGCGTCCGGCTTCATGCCGCGGGGCAGCACGCGGAGACGGTGACGCTCCTGCGTGTTCCCGCTGAGAAGCTCGTTGAGGACGATCTCCCACTGCCGGCACAACTCAGGGGGCCAGTCGGCGTCGACGAGCACCCACGCCTCCGGCTGGACGCCGGAGCTGTACTCCGAGCGGATCCACTCCTGGCGCTTCAGCCACACGTCGAGGTCGTTCAGCACTTCCTCGACAGGCGAGAGGCCGTACGGGGTGTCGTTGCGGCACAGCATCGGGAAGTAGCCCAGCTCATCGGCGGCGAACTCCCCGTCGGCCCCGCCGCTGTCCAGGTAGTCCCCTCGGGGGAAGCCGTAGATCATCTGCTGAAAGGCCGGATCTGGTGGTTGGGGACGGTTCCCCGACACATCAAGCAGTGGCTTAACCGTCGACCCGTCAACGCTAATCAACGAGTGTAGATCACCGTCCATAGTTCTCCATGGGTACACCGATACGGCGTCATATCGAAAGTGGTCTTCCAGGCACATCGCCAGCCAGTCGGAGAACATGAGTCCCCGGAGCCGGTCGGGCCACTGGAACCACTGCGTCACTCGGTCCACGTCATCAGCGAGGTCCGCGGCGATCTTGTTTCGCACCGCCCGCTGGTCCCCGTTCGCCTCCGCCATGGCGATCCGCCTGACCGCCATGGGGTTCGGGACGATGGCCCAGTCGAGGTAGGCCAGCTCCTGCTTGCGGATCTGGATGGCCCGCCGGATGATCCCGATGTCCGAGGCCTGCCGCAGCACCCGCCACGGCACCGCCTGCTGGCCGACGCCCGGGAGGTTCCACGACATCGGGTACTCGCTGCGCCGCGGGTAGGGATGCCCGTCGGGCGCTCGGGGTGAGATCGGCGCCGGCAGGACAGGCACACCCGGGCCGAAGGCCCACTGCTGACCGAAGGCGGGGCCACGGGGCAGCGCGGCGGTGGCGTCAGGGACCGTGTTGAGCGGCCCGAAGCCAAGGCCGGACTGGTTCGGCCCCTGGCCCGCGATGGCCGCAACCTCGCCGGGCGAGTAGTTCGTCACCTGGGAGCCCGGGGGCAGGGTCAGACCCGCCTTGACCATCCGCTCCACAGTCGCTCCGTCGAAGACCGGACGGGCCATCTACTCCTCCCTCGGCATCCGGACCACCCGGCCTCGTGCGGGAGCACCCGAGGACTGGCGTCTCTGGCGTGCAGCCTTTCTGCGGGCCTCCCGGTTAACGGCCTGCGCCTCCAGGATGTCCAGAGCGGTGCGGAGGGCCCGGATCGACTCGGCCGCCATCTCGCAGGCTTGCATCCAGTCGGCCAGCTTGCCCTTGAGGAGCGCGTTCTCCACCTCCAACTCCCGGCAGCGGGAACACCCCACGACGGGAACGGCGAGGTCAGGAAGGTCCACGGGTGATCTCACTCCTCAGAGCGTTGATGGCGTCCAGCACGGTCGTGATGCCGCCCTGCGTATGTTCGTCTAGCCGGTCCAGCACCTTCTCCGTGTCAGTCAGGTTCTTCTCGGCTCGGGCGTCCCCGGCCGCGGCTTGGACACCTTGGCCGACCATGATGACCGACAGCAGCACGAGCTGGAGGAAGGTCTGGCTCACCCATGACACGAGGATGACGGGATCCCCGGAGCGGATCGCCGCCGGGAGGGAGACCAGCGCCAGCAGCATGAAGGCATACGCGGCGGCCATCGTTCCCACGCCCCGGGTCAGAAGGACTGCCGCCTTGGCGTTGAACCCCTTCACCTTGGCGACATCCCGGCCGATGCCGCGGAGGCTGGAGACCCGGGCGAAGTGGTGATGGGTCCTCAGCTCATCCATCGACCGCTCCCGGGTTCCGTGCTCCCGCCGGCTCTATGGGCTTGCCGCACCACCGGCAGACCCGGGAGCCAGCGAGGTTCGGGCGTTGGCAGTGGGGGCAGGCGGGGGCCGCGGACTTCAGCCATGAGGCGGCCGGTTCCTCGCTGACCAGGAGTTCCGTCAGCGCCCACACGAGGGCGTCCATGTGGTCGGGGGACTCAAAGTCGGTCTCTTCCTCGGTGCCGTCCTTCTCATCTTCGGGCTCGCCTTCCCAGAGCACCATCTGGTCCTCAAGGTCAGGGAAGGCGCCGACATGGTGAACCCGGTGCTGCTCGTACAGGGCTGCCACTGGTTCGGCTCGCTTCTTCTTGCCCCGGGAGGCGTTCACCGGAGAGTAGGACACGTTGGGGTCCACACTGCGGACGTTGGCCTCAACCAGGTCCCCGCCGTTGTTCACCTCCCCTATCACCCTGTCCGCATGGTGCATCGAGTAGGCCCGCACCACAGCTTTGCCCCATTCGCCCGGCGTGCCACGGAGCGAGTTGTCAGCGAGCACGAAGGCGTGAGGAAGGTTCGGGAGGTGCCCGCATGGGCAGCGGCGCCAAATCGCCCCAACCGTCACGATGCCTGTCTCTGCCGAAGTGGCCCGGGATGTGACAGCCGGGTCCACCCCCACCACAACCCTATCCAGGTCGGGGACCGTGACAGCCCGGTCCGCTTCGATGCCATCCCGGGTCCACAGCGCACCGGGAGCGTCCTCGAGGATCTCCCCCCGAAGCTCCTGCCGGCCGAGTCTCGTTCCCTCGTACTTCCCGATGATGTGGGAGTAGAAGGTCGGGGCGAGGTTCATCCGGTTCTCGTAGGTGGTGCCCCGGGTCACAACGACGTCGGGGCGGCCTAGGAGTTCACGGATCAGACGCAATGGCTTGGGAGTCGTGGTGATGACCACCCGAGGATCCTGGCCGAGACGCAGGCCGAACATCGCCATGTCCCACGTCTTCGTCAGGTAGATCCACGAGGCCAGCTCGTCGAACCAGAGGCGGTGGAACTGCGGGCCGCGGAGAGCGTCAGGGTTCTTGGATGAGTAGAGTTCGTACTTCGTCCCGTTCGCCAGGAACAACTCGCCGAGAGAGCGGTTCCATGCCCGGTCCTGCGAGCCCCCCCGAAGCTCCGAGACGGGCAGGACCGACAGGAGTCCACTCTCGCCTTCGACACACACATCCCGGCCGTCCTCAAGCGTGCGGGCAACGATCCCGAGTCGACTGTGGGGATGGGCCATGCCGTAGGAAGCGACATCCTCCGCACCCGCTCGGGACTTACCCCATCCCCGGCCAGCGAGGATCACCCATGCGAACCAGTCGTCCGGGGGAGTGACCTGGTTAGGTCTCGCCTCCAGTCGCCACTTCAGGCGAGCCTTCTCCCTTGGGGTCCATGTCTTCCATTCGTCCGAGGAGAGCATCGATGCGACGGTCAAGCTCCGACACCTCCTCGTGGCGGTGCGTCACTTCGCCCGACATCTCCACCGACCACCGGTCACGGTAGGTCTCGGGCATTCGCGCCTTAGCCTCGAAGATCAGGAGCGTGGAGTCGAATTTCCTGACCATCACGGGGACCCGGATGGGGTTGCCCATCACGTCCCGGGCGATGTCCTGAAACTGGTACTGCCCATTATGGATGACCGGTTCCAGCCACCCATCCCGACCCCGACGGATCACCTCATCCCGGAGCGAGTCATCGAACTCCGCCAGGGCTTCCTTCCAGTGCTGGGCGAACCACTCCAAGGAATCCCGGGCCTCGAAGGCAGTGCTCCGGCTAATCCCAGCCACCTCGCACGCCGTCTTGACCGTGCCGAACTGGCGCAGGGCCTCAAGGAAAGCGCTGTACCAAGACTCCCGCGGCGTGTACCTTTTTTCAAGGGCAGCGCGGTTGCGCGCGGTTCGCTCAGACACTCCCCAGCCTCTCCGGAGTCAGTGGGGGCACAAGTATATTTGTCGTTCCGGTGCCCTTTGTCAATAACCCCGCTCTGACGTGCTCTTTTGCATCGGGGACCTTGGGCGCACGATCTTCGATGAGGCAGGGAGGCTGTGATGCCCGAAGTGGGGCGAGCCACCTCCCGTCGTGACCTTCATCCATCCTCGGCCTCCCTCGTCGTCCAGGTAGAAGGGCGTCTCGGAGGAGTAGACCGCCACAGCGTCCCGCTCGGTCCCCTCTAGGCTCACACACCACCACCCATCCGGCGCCTTGCCAACCTTGACAACGACGCGCTCACATCTTGTGGGCTCGCCGTTCCAGTAGGTGTCAGGCATCATCGACGGTCCAAGTAAGAACTCTTGCGTCCACCGCCGGCCAGATCAGAACCCCTCTCTCCCACATCCAGCGGAACCACTCCCGCTCACCTTCCCAACTCACGGCGCACCACTCGGGCGTGCCTCCCCGCACTGAGAGCAAAAGCGGGTCTCAGCCGGGCGGAGGCGGTTGCACACCTGGCAATACCACTGGGGGGGCGGGCGCCACTCCGGGTTGTTCACGTGGTCCACCACCTCCCGTGTGATCCTGTCCACCCGCTTCGCTACCCGTCGCTGGTACGAGCGCCAGTGGGCGCGCTGGGCGTCGGGGATGGGGGCGTTGCCGATGCCGGTGCAGGAGATTTCGATGATCGACCCCCCTACTGCCGGGCTAGCCACGATCTCCAGCATGCGGTAGGCCGTCAGGGCACGCTGGAAGAAGGGCGGGATCGGGCGGAACACCTCCAGTCCGACGGGGACGCAGGGTGTCGGACCGCTCCCGTTCGTGGTGGGGTGGGCCAAGGTGCTACGGAGCGGCGGGAGGTGTGGCCGGGGCCGGGGTGGCGGGTGGGGTAGTGGCCGCTCCCTTGAGGCGGGTAACCTGGGCCTCGATTGCGTCTGCGGCCGACTGGATCGCAGCTGGGTCGCCTGCTGCCACGGCGGCTTGCAAAGTCGTGACCTGTCCCTCAAGCGCGGTGATCTCGGTGAGCGTGGCGTCGACCTGGGCTGCGAGGTCTGCCTCTGCCTGGGTGATGTCTGCCATCTTGGCCTCCAATCGTTGGATCCTACCTTCGTGGTCTGCGAGCACGCGGAGTACCAGTAGTTCCTGGCTCACGTCCAGCCGCACAGAGATGGTACTGGGCGTTGCGGTCATTTAGGGCGTTGCGGCAGGTGCCGGTTCGGTGACGGGAGGCAACTCGGGCGTTATGGCCGGCGTGGCTTCGGTCGATGCTGCGAGCAACTCCTCATCCGCTGCGGTGTCGGCTGTTACCTGCGCTTGGGCTGCATCCAGATCCACCGACTCCGCTACCGGCACGGGGGGCTGTGCGGCGCGTTCCTTGGCAGCGATGTCCTTCCACCGGTCTGCCGTGTCGACCAGAGTCTCGGCGTGGTGGGGGAAGTGCCCTCTGATGTCCTCTGCAATCTCCCGAAGCCTATCCGCTACGCTCATGTGCGTCCTCTCTCGTAGGTGTGCCTTTCCACAGTTGCCGCAGAGTGTCGTCGGGTCGGGCAAACAACCACCACGTCATCAGCACTCTGAACCATCTCGGGCCGATGTTCCAGACGGGGAACTTGGCGGTCTCACGGGTCACGCTTCCTCCCTACCCTCTGTAGCACAGCACTCAGGCCCTTGGCAATGCTCCACAGCAGATCCCGGACGAACTCAGCCAGTGGCATGCCCGAACAGCCAGTCTCGGAGCCTCATCCTCAGCCTGAGCCTTACGTACCAGTCGAGCTCCCGGTCGCAGCGCCACTCGACCGACCTGACGTAGCGCCGGACATAGCCGCTGTAGGGCACCAGTTCCCCTACCCTCGGAGCGGTCGGGAGGTCCGCTACAGTATCCGGGTTGCCTCCCACGACGAACACGACATTCACGGCTTGAGCCTCGCCAAGATCCTCTCGTGCAGACCCCTGGCCCAAGCGGACTCAGAGGATTGGAGCACCATTGTCAGTTCGTCAAGATCCGCCAGCGTGAACTCAATCTCAAAGATGAGGTCACGGTAGTCCGCTGGCTGGAATAGCCCAAGCACGTCACGGCGACCGAGTTCCCAGCTCACGTCAGGATCTCTGTCGCACGTAGCGTCCTGCCATCCTCGTGCTCGTAGAAGATCACGGGGTCCACGCTATGGCCCGTTTCGTCCAAGGCGTTGATGAGCGCCCGCTGAACGAACGCAGCGGCAAGTCGACTCGAGGCAAACCCGATGGGCACCACGACCGTTATCGGGAACCCCGCCTGATCCGCCGTCGTCATCACTCCCATCACGCCTCCAATCCAAAACCAGTCACGGCTTCAGCACCGCCTTGGCTCCCGTCTTCCTGGCGAGGACCGAACGAGCAACCGCCGCGGCACCGGTAAGGAGGGCGGTGAGCGTGACGACCCCGGCCGTCCCGAGCTTCACCCCGATGAGGGGCAGGAGGACGAGAACGAGGATGCCGGCAAGGGCGGCCTCCCAGGTCGAATGGACTCCTCGCAGAGCCGTGTCGACAACCGGGGCAACGACGATTCCGGTGATCGGCTTCGTCGGTCCGCTGGCAAGTACCGGCGTCGTCGGCGTGACGGGTGCCACTGGGGTGGACACGGCGGATGTGTCTGCCCCGGCCGCACCAGTGCTGGACGGGATCGTGACCGTAGCGGAGTTGCTGGCATTCGGAAGGACCGCTTTGGCGAAGGTCCCGAACGACGTGAACGGCTGGAATGCCATCAGCAGGTGGGAGTACCGGTGAGGGCAGACCGAAGGGTGGCCTGAGCAACTTCAAGCCCGGACTGTGCCCCGAAATGCAGCGCCAGAGCGGGGGAAGAAGCGCACAGAGTCCCGATGTGACCGAGACCAAAGAGGGTGCTCAGGAAGTTGAAGGCGGCGATGGCAAGGTCGATGAAGTTCATGGCTACTTCACCACCAGCGGGGCCGCGCCCAGAGCCGCCGCGTGCGGGTCGGGGACTGGGACAAGGATCGTCACCGGCGCTGCTTCCTGTGCCGGGATGAACTTCTCGGCCGTGCCGATGATCCCGTGCGCGATCGCCGCGTACTTCTCATCAAGCATGACTCCCCTGTCGGCTAGCGACAGGTAGTGCCGGGCGAGATCCGCTGCATGTCCGAAGATCCCGGTCAGCTTAGCGAACATCTTCATGCCTTCCTCCTCTCAACGTTCACGGGTGATGCGGGCGGTGGAACTTTGGGACCGGGAAGAGTGATCGGGGAAGCTTCGAGCGTCCCGGCGATGCCGTGCAGCGCAGCCCGAGTCATCTTGGCCCATGCCAGCGCAACAGGGTCAAGATGCTCGGCTGCCCCTCGGAGCGTGTCGCTTAGCTTCCCCTTCTCCATAGGACTCCTTTCTACGGCGACGGCAGCGGACAGACGATCGGACACTGGATCTGCACGGCTGGGGTCAGCGTATTCGATGGGCTGGGGGTAGGGGAGGGAGTCGGCTCGAGCGTGGATGTCGCCGTGGGAGTGACCGGGCTGGGGATAGGCGTCGGAATGATGCCCGGCTCGCCCTTTGGCCCCTGCGATCCTCGCGGTCCCGTCGGCCCTTGGAGCCCCGGGGGTCCTGGCTGACCCTGAGCACCAGCGACACCCTGTGGCCCGGGAGGACCCGGTACACCTTGGGCACCCTGCGGTCCTGGGCTCCCGGGTGGTCCCGTCGGTCCTGTCGTGCCCTGCGATCCGGTTGCGCCGGTCGAACCCGTAGCTCCCTGGGCACCCGTCAGCCCCGGCACGCCGGCGCTCACCACCTCGTGGTGGAGCTGGCCGAGAATCCGAGGCCGTTCCTCGGGGGGAGCCTTGGCAAGCTGACTCTCGAGTTGGCCGATCTTGGTCAGGGCATGGGCGTACCGGACGAAAAAGAACGCAAAGGCGACGACGAACAGGAACAGGACTCCGAGGCAGATGAACAGCGGTGTCGCGCTCGGTAGCTGGGTGTCCCTGGCGAGATGGGCCATCCCGGCCGTCAGGGAGGCGCCCTCCTGCGACAACTCCGCCTGGTGCTTCTGTGCTCCGGGGGACGCCGTGCTCATGCCGGGACCTTCCCCAGAGCCTCACGCATGGCCTTGATCGACAACTCCAAGGAATCGATCAGCCCGTGGAGCCGGACGATCTCAGCGGCTTTCAACTCCCCCGCCGCCTCTGCCGCGGCGAGAGATGCCCGCAGGAAGACGACCAACGCCTCCGCTGCGGCGAGCGCCAGGGATGACGCGGCGAGGGCCGGGCGCACGACGTCAAGTTGCCCCTGCATCCGGTTCATCTCCGCCCGTTGCCCCCGTTGAAGCAGGTCGAAAGCACTGACCGCTGTAGCGACTGAGGCAGTTGCCTCGTTGCTCTTTGTCGTCCGCTGGCTGATCCGCAACCCGGCGAAGGCAGCGACGACGGCTGCCAGCACCACGGCGACGGCGCCCAGGATGGTAGGTGCATTCACCGCCCCGTCGTGATCCGCTGAAGGTAGAGAAGCAACCACACGGCCCCGAGGACGGTCCCGATGCCCTCAACAGTCAACTGCCAAGCGAAGAACCCGCTGGGGCGGGTGCCGGTGGAGCGCCCCAGTCCCCGGCGAACCGGACGCCGACGCTGCTCATACAGGCTGTAGGCTGGGGGCCTCAACCCCGTGGCCCCCAGTGCATCCGGGTGGCAATCACGGGCCCGATGGCCAAGTGTAGAGCGATGAAGAACAGGCCGAGCGTGACGAGGTTGACCGTGCCGAGCGGGCCATCCCCTGGCCCATCTCATCACCACTTGAGCCCCAAGCCCCAGGTGAGGAACCGGTAGACCACCGCCGCCCACACGATTCCCTCGACGGTCAGTTGCCAGGCAAAGGCCCGTGTCGGTCGCGTTCCGGTGGAGCGCCCGAGCCCCCTGCGGGGCGGGTGCCGACGAAGCTCGTACAGGCTGAGGGCCGGCGGGCGTCTCACCCCCGTGGCCCCCAGCGCATTCGGGCAGCCACGTATCCTCCGATGGCGAAGTGTAGAGCCAGGAAGAACAGGCCGAGCGTAACCAGATCCACCGTGCCGAGCATGACCCCCAACAGCCGGAGCAGGAAGCACAACGCAGCGATCAGGGCCAGCGGACCCATGAGAGATTCCCCGACGCAACAACTCCAAGAGCGGTATCCAGATTGTCACCCCTTGCCGGGTGAGTGTAACGCCTCGGGTGACACCGGGAGAGGACTGACACTCCACATGCGACAGATGCTCTGCGCGCTCGCCGTGGTGGCGGGTATCGACGCCTTCGTGCTGGCGTGGGCTTCGTGGCTGGGGAGGCGGAAGGGGTGACTACGCCGCTACCGGGCCGATCAGGCGCTCCCGGAGGCCAGCGAGGTCCAGCACGTGGCCCACGACGTACTCACTCTGTCCGCACGTGATGGCTGCCCGCAGACTGGGGGCCACGTTCTGCCGGACGTACCGGAATGCGTACCCCGCAGCCAGTAGGTCCAAGATAGCCCGGATCATCACCACGTCATCAGCACTGTAGAGGCGCAGCGAGCCTGAGCCAGCCGCGGGCGTGACGGATGGTCTGACCAGCCCAATTCGGTCCCAGTAGTCAAGTCTCCTGTAACTCAGGCCAGTGAGGCGACACACCTCGGGACCCCGGAAGCCGTACATGGGCAAATCCTACCCTGCGCCCTACCGTCCTACGTGGATTCCCTCAATTCCTGTCCCGCACGGCTTGACGTGGGCGTACGGATAGGCGTAGTCTGGGGCTACGGACATCGGAGGATAGGAGACGACATGCCCCGAATACTCAGCTTGACCTTCACGCTCGGCTGCACCAACGGCCACCGCGTCGAGGTGCCCGATGGTGAGGGGCAGAGCCTCAATGGCACGTCCTGCGGGGAATGCGGGGAACCCCTACTGCGTCAGCGGATTAACGTTGCCGGCGAGGCCGCCCCTGCTGTGGCTCAGCGATGCCCAGTGCATGCGGATGGGGACCCGTGTTGCTGGCGGGGGAACGGGTGGCGGAACTCGCTGCTGGAGGCACGAAAGGAGACCGCATCGTGAAGGCTGTTTGGAAGTACGAACTCAGCCCCGAAACCGCAGTGAGGATGCCGCAGGAGGCCAAGGTACTGACCGTCCAGACTCAGAGCGGCAAGCCTTGCCTGTGGGCCGAGGTAGACCCGGCCCGCCCGACGGTCCTTCGTCGCTTCGCCACCTACGGCACTAGCCACACGATGCCCGATGAACCCGGCCGGTACATCGGCACATTCCAACTCGAGACGGGCTTCGTGTTCCATGTGTACGAGCCAGCAACCGATGGAGACTCCGAGTGAAGACAGTCACTGAGGAAGTTGAGATCGTTTTCGTTCCCTACCCCTACGATGCGGTGGCCCGGGGCATAGAGTTCCTTGACGAGAAGGCCCCGGGGTGGCGCAGGCACCGACCGTTCGCCCTCGGGGAAGTGCGGGCGCTCTACGCTCAGATCATGCGGGCGACTGGCTTGCGGCCTTGGGAGAACGGCGCGGCGTACCTCTTGGGCTTCGATGCCGTCGGGGCCAAGGCGTACGGGGAACTCCAACTGGCGTGGCGGGAAGAGTTGATGCGGGGGAAGCGATGAAGAACGAACTCGCCGAGTGGCATCCCGTCGCCTTCGTCGTCCGATCCTGCTGCCACGACCGTACCTGGCTCGCCCATATCCCCTCTGCTGGTGAGACCCCCGCTGGCCCGCTCCGGGTCGTCAGGGCTACCACAGCCGGGATGGTGCTTGACGAGGGAGAGAAGCACCGTTGGCGTCACAACGCCGAAGAGGATTGCTGGGTTCTGGAGGTGTTCACCGATGCCCTCTGAGCCTGTAGAGTTGCACCGGGCATCTGCGGGAGGGGAAAGAGTACCCAGAGGCTATTCCTCCGGCGAATCCCCTCACCCCAGGCCCCCTTTTGGGAACTCCAACTGGCGTGGCGCGAGCAACTGATGGGAGGGCCGAGGTGACCACGGACCCTGTGAAATTCGGCCCCTTCACCGCACAACCGGGTATCGCTGGCCCCCATGTCTCGCTCATGGAAGTCATCCTCAACGATTTGGTCTCGGCCGTGGGGATCTCCGAGCGGGCCGGGGTGGAGCTCAACACAGTCAGCGTGTGGCAGCGTCGGTACAGCGACTTCCCGAAGCCGTTGGAGGCTCCCGGAGTTGACCGGAAACTCTGGCGGTGGAGCGAGGTTGAGGCATGGCGGGAAGGGAGGAAGCGGGCATGATCCACCACCTCGCACAGATCGGCGCCGCCGCCTTTGGCCTCCTCATCCTGGTCTGGCTCGTGGGCTGGGTGCTGAAGGCGTTCGGCTGGATTGCCGCCGCCATCGGGGCCCGCATGGCGGATTGGAGCCAGCGCCGGATTGACGATCACTACGGCCCCGACCCTCGTCAGGATCCTCCCGACTGGTTCGACCATGACTGATCCCATTCCCGATCGCACGCCTATCGTGACGGTGGAGCTGCACCTACGGCCCCAGCCTCCCTTGGACTCCGAGCCCTACTTCTGGGGAGCTGGCATGCTGGACTTCCTCGTTGATCATCGCTCGGTATGGCGGGCCGAGCTGCTCCCTCACGACCTCGGTGCCCGCGTGGTGAAGCGGCCGGGGTTCGGCTGGGTTCTGGTGCTGACCTACTCCCACGATGAGGCCAAGCGGATCCTTGCCAGCATGCTCCTGCCCGACCATCTGGCGGGAGCGGAGCGATGAAGAAAGCCCCCTTCGCCATCTCCGGGAAGCGTCGCTACGCCGTGGACCTCAATGGTCTCGTGGTACAACCTTCCGCGGTTACCGGGTTCGTCCATGTAAGACTCCGGGCTGTGTGGTTCCGTCGCAAAGAGAGAGTTACAGCCGCATGTGTCGGTTACCTGTGGGATACCACATCCATACCCCTTATCGATGTTGCCGACTTCCTCGCCTGGTCCACCGACGGCCGCTATGGGGGCGTGTGCGAGGGGCGGTGGGATGGCACTCGGTACTGGGGTGCCCAAGAGCCCGAGACCATTGAGGCTCATCTGGCGCTGTTGCGGCCGATGCTGGAGGCTTACCCGGAGATCCCAGCAGGCTTCGACGGGTGGTGGATGTACGAGAGATAAACCACGTCGATTGGGCAACGCGAAAGCGCCTCCCCCGAGGAAGTAGGGAGGCGCCCCGCAGCAGTTACCTCAGCCAACGGCTCCAAGCCTACTCCCGCGGGGGCGGTACGTCCAGAGATTCCAGACGGTGTAGGGCCTCACGCGTGGGCGCAGGTAGGCCGTTCCAGTGATCCTGGAGGCGATAGAGCCAGCGCCGGAGCCTCACTGATCGGCCTCCGGTTTCTGCGGCTCATCCATCATGGCCACCAGTCTCTGTCCCGGCTCCCACGGGGGCTCTCCCGAGACCACCTCAAGGGGGATGAGCCACTGGGCCTCGAGAACCGTCCCCGGGAGCCAGGGAGGTTCGCCTTGGGTGACTACGAGCCTCAGAGTAGGACTCCTTGGCGACTCGCCCACGTTCTGCTGACAACCTTCTCGCTGCGCTGGGATGCCCGCCACTTCGCCAACCGACAGTAGATGTTCTCAGAGGTGACGCTTAGCATGACACGAGTCACACAGCCACTCGCCAACGAGGAAGTTCGTGATGTCGTAGCCGTTCGTGTGGTGGAAGCACAACCGTCGGACCAATCCGCACTCAGGGCATGTCCTAGGACGCACAAGCACGCCCTGTGCGACGGCCCGCCGAACAGCAGCGTATGCATCCAAAGTGCCCGGACCCAAGTCATGGGCTTGGAAACGACCCGTTCCGCTACTGAGCGTGTGCATGACTTCCCGTATGAACAGCAAGCGTCCGTCAAGCGCTTGGTGGCACCTGCGACAGAGCGCCAGCAGGTTTTCTCTCTCGTTATTTTTGGGGTTGTCATCCAAGTGATGCCAGTCAAGACGCTTTTCCATGCCGCAACTCTCGCACGCTGTCGGCTTGTCGTGCATGCGGTTAGCCCTGCTGTAGCCACTGCGGGGCTTGATGTCGTCACCCAACCACGACTGATGTATTTCCCCGTGACGCTTCTCGGGCACGCCTTTCTGTGCTTCAGAAATTGCATCCTTGACTGCCTGCGGGCGATGCGTCCCATAAAGGGGGTTTCGGTTTCCTTTGTACCGACACCGAAGACAGAATTTGGCTCCACGGGACACCGGAGCACCGCATTCGCCACAGCAGGCGTTTTCACTGATGCACCGACGGCACCGTGATGTGCGGCCAGAGGGACGATCGTTGGCTTTGTAAAAGGCATCTACAGGGAGTTCTCGTCGGCAGGCACAGCAAATGAGAAGCTCCCTTGGCGTTCCTTCCACGTTCTGGCCACGACCTTTTCGGACCTCTGGCTCGATCTCCATTTACTAAGTCTACAATAATCCGCCGATAGGTCTAGGCCGACAGAATCTCGCCCGAGAGCCTCTGCCACGAGGAGAGTCGTTCCCGAGCCGACGAAGGGGTCGAGCACCACGGCCGGGCGCGATGGGGGCGGGGTCCAGCCCTCTAGGTGGTATTCACGCCAAGGACCCACTCGCCCACCACGAGGGGCGTCACAAGCAGCCAACATGGAGTCAGTTTGCTGACGCCCCTCGTGGTGGGTTCCACTGGGGATGGGACTCTTCCCGTTGCCCTTGTGGTCCGTGAAGGGACAACAGCGGCAGGCGTAGCCGAGGATGGTGGCCTCCGTCTGGACATCCTCACGTTGCTCCCGGAGGTGCCCCGCCGTGTGGTTCGCCCGACTGCTCGGGGGCCGCGTCCATGTCTTCTCCTTCGCCACCACCGGGCGTCGGCCCTCGCCGCAGAGCGTGCAGATCGCATGGGGGCTCCAGCCCAAGAGGATCCGGCGGACCAACTCTGTGGGCCACGCCGCAAAGTGATCTAGGCTCAGAAGCGTCATGGGGTCCAACAGTCCTCGGAGCATCCGTTGCTCAGCCATGTGCCAAAGCTTCACGAGGCCGGGGTAGGTGGCCTCCAGCGCTTCGCCGTAGTCGAACAAGCCCCCACCATCAACGCTCCCCTTGCGGGGCTTCTGCGGGCGCCCAGCCCATACCTCCTGCCACTGGCCGTCGGTCTCCACGAAGTAGTCCGGGAGCATCAGGGGCTCGGAGGACAGCGGCCACACGGAACCGGGCAACTTGCCAAGTGGATTCAGGTCGTCGTAGGTG